CGATGTACTTGAGGACCTCAGGCACAACAAAGTGGGACGCCGTCTTCTCGAAGAAGGCGTCCGTGGCCCTATTGAACAGCGGGAGAACCGTTGGGCCGTACTCGTTTGTGGCCGCGAACCGGCTCTCCTTTAGGATCACGTTACACCCCCTGTAGGTTCCGGCGACGCTGCTCCTCGGAGGAGGTCGATGGCTGGAATACCGGCTTGCCCCACTGCGGAGGCTGCATTGGGGAGGTCTGCCCGTCGGGCCTAGACGCCATCGCATGGTGCGACTTCGCCGTGGCCTCGAGCACCGAGTCCAGGATCCTGTTGGGGTTCTTCTTCGTGGGGAAGTACACCTTCTCGGCGAGGAGCGATCCGCCCTGGAGATTGGCCGGGCCAGCGGCGCGCATGTACGCACCAGCTACGTAGGGGTCAGCCGCGAACTCCCGGTTCATCGAACGCAGCGAGTTGAACGCCATGTTGAAGGTACGGGGGTCGTTCTGGTGGTCCGTGTGGAGGTCCGGATTGGAGGCCATCATCCGCTTGAAGTCTCGCTCGCGGGTCATCGCGCTGTATGCCTTCTCACCGCCAGCCGCCACGGCGGCCACGGCGCTAAGTGCGATGGCGTTGCCGAGGCCGTCCAGGGTGGACTTCCCCACCATGGAGCCGCCACGCCGCATGAGGCTCTTCACCCCATCGAAGCGGGAGGCGTTCTTCTCCCCGTAGGTGGAGACAAACTCTTCCACCGGGTTGGCCTGGGCTTCTTTGATGGCTCGAACCGCCTGCTGGAACTTGTTCATCTCAGTACCCTCCCATCATCGCGTACGGGTCCCCGCCCTGCTCCGCCATGTAGTACTCCTGCGTGCCTGGCACCAAGCTGAGGGCAGTGCCCTTCGCGGACTGGAAAGTCTGGTTGCCTTTCAGACCTCGCCGGTACGCTTCGTGGACAGCGACGGCTGGGGCTGCGTAGCCCAACGCCCTGCCAACGCTCCTGCCAGTCTCCCGACCGCCAGCTCCAGCGAGGAGGTGACCAGCACCAGCACCGATGTGGCCGCCGATGTCAGCGGAGGCACCGAACACCTTCTTGGCTGCCCCAATCAAGCCACCTGCCTGCTTTCGGATGAAGCTGTTGAGGGTAGCGACTCCCTCCTCGAGCTCCTGGGCTTCTTTGCGTAGGGAGGCTGACTTCTCCAGAGATGCGCACCAGCCCTGGAACGCTTGCACCATCGGGTGCGTCAGGTCGGGGGTACCGCCTGCCACCTTCGTGAAGCTCGCAGCCAGCTTCTCCGGGGAGAGGAAGACGCCCTGCTCGAGGAGTGGGTCGATCATTCCGGCCATGGCCGCCTTCACGAACACATCGTCGATGGCTGCAGAGCTGAGCGCGTGGGTCACATCACCGAGGGAGTATCCGCTGAGTGCGGCTCGCTTGACCTCCTCGTAGAGGTCTGCCGAGAAGTGGGCGTGGTTGCGGGACTCCTGCCGCAGCGCTTCCTTCACATGGCCAGCCTGGCCCTCCAGGGTGTCGCGGAGCTCGTACGCCTCTGCGTACGGGTTTCCGACGAACCTGGGCGTGGAGCTCGCAGTCTTCTCCTCCCCTTCCGACGGATTGTACGGCTTCGGTGCCGTGGCGTACGCACTCACGTTCAGGCTCGCAGTCTTGCCGGTGTCGAACACAGTGCCTCCGCCTCCGTCATTCAGGTCCTGGAGCACGGTCGAAGGATTCGCCGGACCACCTTCCCCGAAATCAATGTACTTGTGCCCCATCCCCTCCTTGCGAAACTCGGTGAGGTACGCAGTGGTGTTCGCGAACTCCACCACTCTCTTCACTTGTTCCGGAGACAGACGGGCACATTTCACAGTGCCGACCACAGCTTCGTGCAAAGATGGGTAGGCACCGACAGACCACCTCTCTGCGGCGGACTTGCCCATCTGCTCGAGCTCGCCACCCGAAACGGGGCGGGCCTGGCGTTGCTGGGCGTCGCTGAAGTTGTGGTCATCCCTCATTCACCAAGAAATACCATGGCTAAGCCAAACCACGGAAGCAAAGATCCATCCTTGATGTCCGCTATAGAGGCGATGGCGTGCCTGAACATTGGCAGAACGGCCCTCAACGCACTGCGGCTGTCAGGGGCCCTTGTCCCCGTGAGTATGGGTGGCTGGGCTGGTACGCACTACCGCCGCAAGGAGGTGACCGCACTAGCCGGTCAGTCGGCCATCCGGATTGCCGAGACCGCCCTGGCCACCGCAGCTCGCTCCGAAGCCGCCTTGCGGGACATCCTCCGCGTCGTCGGGCTCACCTTCACTCCACTGAGTACCAGGGCAGACGACATCGCGGGGGACTATGCCAAGGTCAAAAGGTTCATCACGTACGGCGACGACATGTACGAGTCGGACATGATGGACTGGGCGAACAGGTACACCACCATCACCCCAGAGCACCTGCAGCTCATCAAAAGGTGCACGGGGGACATGGCTGTGGGGGAGATGTACGTAGAGTTCTTCCGGAGGGTTGGCCTGCTCACCCCGGAGGGGACCATCCTACGGGGGCAGGTACAGCGAGCTCTGGTGGCAGTACAGCAGTCGGTGTACCTGTCGTCCGACGCGGGGGCGGACAAGGTCATGCTGAAGGTGCGTCAGGTGTTGTTCAACCCTGATTCCCATCGCTAGACGACCAGCTGTACTGCGGCTGCCCGCCGATCTCGCGGCGTGGGGTGATGATGTCCGGCCTTGGCCTGCGAATCATCGAGCCCAGGAAACAGAAGATGATGGAGTGAAACGAGTCGTCAGGGCGGTCGGGGCGGTGACCGTACACGATCATGCGCTGCTTCTCGTTGTACTCCGAGTAGATGTTCAGGATGTCCTGGGCGTACGGGACCTGGAACTCCTCGTACCGCGGGAATTCGAACACGTTGCGCCGCTTGATGGCAGCGAAGATGTCACTCATCACTTCTGAGCGGTGCACGACGAACCGTTGGATCCTGTTCTCGTAGAGCACCTTCCTCTTGAGGCGGGCGACGTACTGGAACTTCTGCAGACGCTTCCCGAACTCACGGGTCAGCGTGTTGTTCTGGACGTAGCCGGCACCGTAGTCGGAACCGATGACCGACACATTGAAGGCCCTGCAGATGGAAATGATCTTCGCCACCTGCTTGTCAGGGTCGTTCGTGTCCTCCCCCTCGAACCGGCCGATCCAGAAGATGCGGAACTTGCTGCCCACGTAGCAGGCCAGTGTGAGCACGGTGTACGAGGAGCCATCAGCGCCCCAGTCGATGCCGGCGTACACCTCCTGCCCCAGTATCGACTTCCGGAAAGCCTCCAGAGCGGTGGGGTGCATCGTGACGAGAGGGTTGCAGTTGTCTCGGATCGTTGCCCTGTTGATCGGACGCATGCCCGAGTCGAAGGACAGCCCCAGCACCTCATTGTAGAACTTGTCGCGGCTGTACCGGGAATAGTCCAGCAGGATCTCGTCCCACTTGCGCCACGGAACCATCAGCTGGTTGATCCGGTACGCCTCGAACATTCCGTCTGCGAAGGTGGCAGCCCACTGAGCCCTCTCGTGCTGAGGGTTGATTAGCTTCCCGCACTTCTCGCAGATGACCCCCTTCCTGCCGATGTTTTTCTCGCCCAGGATGTTCCAGAAGTTGCACGCTTCGCAGGGCACCACCCACTCACACTGGGTGGACATGGGCCGTCCCTCTTTCGAGGTGCCGGACAAGTAGAACTCGATGGGGTTGTCGAACCCCTTTGGGGTGCCGCCGTAGATGAAACTGCGGTGCATCTCAGGGGCGTGAGACGTCGACTGCTCGATGACGGGCACGACGTCAGCCAAGATGTCCTGGAACTCGTCGATGGCCAGGCACCAAGGAGAGACACCACGAACACGGTCAGCGTTCAGGAACGCGTACCGCAGAGTGATCTTCGACCGGTTGATGAACTGCTTCTCGAAGACGTTCTGCGACAGGTTCCTGGTCGTGTACCCGCGGAGGATGTCACTGGTCTCGATGGGGTCTTTTATGCGGTCAGCGGAAAATGTCTTCGTCTGCGTGGATGACGGGGAGACGTAGAGGCTCTTGAACCCCGGAGTGATGCAGCACTTCGCGAGGAGCTTGTTGCCCATCGTCGTGCTCTTCTCCACCTGGCGGGCGCAGCACAGAAGGACGCGCTTCGCCGGGGTGTCGTATATTTGGTACATGTGCCGCCGTCCATCAAAGGAGAACGGCGCGTACCCTTCCCCCTTCTCGGACGGGAGGCGGAAAGCAAACTTAGTGAAGTCGGACAGCTGCAGGTAGATTGTCTCAGTGACCTGCCCGTCCTCCCCTGCAGTGTCGAGAAAGTCGTAGAAGGGTGCGGGCTCCGGCTCCCACGGGTCACCCCGGAACGCGGCCTCGAGCTCCTCATCTGTAAGTGGTCTGTCGAGAACATCCTCCTCGTCAACAGCCTCACCTTGATCGGACAATGGAACCTCCAATGGAACGAAAAGACATCTGCGAGATGGCCGTGAGCCTCGTCGACTCCCTCATCCGCGGAGGACTGTCGTTGGCAATGGAGGAGATCATAGTGCAAGAGCAGAGGACAGACGACTGTATTCTCTGGGAGGTTATTGTAGCCACCAAAGTGTCCGCGGAGATTAAGCCGCTCCGACAGTACGCCAAGGCGTACTTGAAGGAGCGGGGCGTCGCGCTGACCAAGGTGTCTGAGAAGAACGGAAGGCTACGGCTGTTGCTCAGCGAGCGGAAAGAGACTCTTCCAGCATCTTGTCCAGCAACGCGAAGAAGTGGAGACTCATCATCGACGAGTTCCCCCGAACCCCCACTCCCTGAGCACGAAGCCACCACGAGCTCGCCTCCTGGGTCCACGCCGCCGCCAGCTTCGGGTACGCCAGCCTGAAGAACTCGATGGCAGCCGCGCTGAGTGCGTCTGCAAACTGCCTCTCGAAGTACGCCTGGGAGTACGACGCATCCTCTGGTCGGTAGAAGTGGTACGTGATGTCCCCGGTCTCCGGGTCCGTGGAGTACTCCGCCGTGAACGTGGTGTAGTCCATCACCTTCGTGAACTGAACTACCGGCACACCGTCGATGAACGAGTTGAACGCCGTCGAGTTCCCGGCTCCTTTGTACTCCACGTCACTGTAGCTCATGGTCATCCTCCGCTCCGTCTTCGTCCTCGCCGCCCTCGCCTCGTAGCAGGTTACTGGGCAGCATCTGTGTAGTGTGGTTGCCCGCCGTGACCTCGAGCATGGTGGGGATCCGCTTGTCGTTCGTGCGTACACCCAAGGCGGCCATCTGCTTCTTCAGCATCTCCTCTGGAGGTGCCAGCGTGCTCTCCACTTCCCGTAGCGCCTTCAGCGCGGTCGTGTACGCAAGCACACGCTCGGCGTCCCGCGCGCCAGAGCTGCAAGCAGACTCCACGATCCTGGCCATGAGTATGTTGATGACGCCCTTGGTGGCGTGGCCCAGGTCTACGTGCTCTGGCATCAACCCCATGCGCATCTGCGCAACCATCGCGCTCCACGGGGACGACGGCATATCTGCGGCAATCTTCCTAGCATCGCCCCAGTACGTTCCCTGGAGGGCCTCCTGCTGGGCCTCTACGTCCTCCCCCGTGAACTGGGTGTGCAGTACGCGGAGCTTGATGAGCGCCCGCATCTCCGTGGAGTCCACCAAGGAGAGGTCCCAGAAGAAGGACAAGTACGTGTCGATGTCCTTCGCTACACAGGGCACCCCCTTGTCTCTCGACACAATCCTGGCGACAGCTGCCGTGGGGGCGTTGACCATCGCCATCGCTTCGATGAACTCCTTCGCCCTGGGCTTGCGAAGGAGCTCGAACGCTTTCTTGCCACGCTTGTCCGGGAAGAAGATCCGCTGCAGCCCCTGCTCGAGGAGGTACTGCTGAGAGGACCAGTGGTACTCGTCGAACGGGTAGAACTCCGCGGGCGGCTTCAAACTCAACCGAAGCCTCCTCAGGTACGTGGTACCCAAGGCGTCGAGCTGCGCATACTCGCACGCCTCCAGTATCACGGTGTCCGAGAATCTCTTCGGATGGAGAAGCATGTACTTGAGGTACATCTCCGCAGGGGAGCGTCGGATCATAGGTCACTCCGCGAACGCGAGCACCTTGAGACCAGAGATGACTTCCTCGAGTGTGCGCACGGTTCTCTCGATGGCATCCGTGCTGATCTCCTGCAGTCCGAGGCGTGAGGCGATGAGGAGCTCACACAACTTGTTCATCGTAGCCTCGAGCTGAGGCAGGTGTTCGATGAACTTGTGGGTGTTCTCCTGGTTGATGAACCCGAGGGACAGAACGGTGTCCACCGCCATAGGGTCTGGGATGTGCTCCGCTTCCTTCCACAGGTCGCGGCGCAGGACGACTCGCGAGGCGAGCTTCTCGGTGGCCGTCTTCATCGCCAGATCAGCGGCGGACGCTGCAGTGACGACCTCCTTCACCGGCAGGTACGACGGAGCGTTGAGGCCCAGGGACTCCGCGATCTTCTCCACGCTGATGGAGGGGGAGGCCCCGAGCCCAGCGAGCACGAACAGGGCGGAGTCCACCGAGTGGTAGCCCGCCGACGCCATCTTCTCCACAGCGTCACCTGACAGGTAGACGCGGTTGGGGCCGACAGCTCGAATCTCCGCCCAGCTCGACGCCGTCTTGGCCACGGTCTGAGCAGCCTCCTCTGACGACAGCAGGGCGACCATGCCGGACTGCTGGAGCGGGACGAACTGGGCGTCCGGGGGCGGGCTGTACTTCGCCTGCGACCCGTCTGCCATCTGGATGACGAACTCGCCGCCGGGGACGCCGCCCATGACGGTGACGGGCAGCGTCATCACGGGGCCCTCCTCGCCGGAGAACGCCCACGCCCCGAAGCCAGCCGGAGTAGAGGTGGTGGGGGAAGTGACTTCTCCCACCTTCTTCCCAACGATGTCGGACTGGTACGCGGCCTGGGAGCCGTTGAAGAACAGGGTGGAGGGGACGGAGAGGCCCGTGGTGGGGTCGATGAGGTTGGGGAACACCAGCCCGGTGATCTCCTTCCCCTCCAGGTCCATCACCTTGTAGGTGCCGGCCTCCGTGATGACCTTCGCCTCCGAACCATCATCCACAGGGACATCCTTCCCCTCAGCCATGGTGACGGAGCCGGACATGTCGGCAGCCAGCACGATCTTCTCGCCGAAGCGCTGAAGCGCCTGGTATCGGTCCACCTGCTCGAGCATCGGAGCCCAGCAGCGACGGGACGCAGACTTCACGGTGTACTCGTTCGCACCCTCCCTGGTCAGCTGCGCAACGTCTGCACGGATCAGCCCGAAGATCCCAGCAGCCACCTTCCGGTTGCCCTCGAGATCGAAGTTGGCAATGTGCTGCAGCGCTGCGCGGCTGGCGGCGTTCTTGGTGAGAAGGCTGCCCATGTGCGGGGCGGCGGACACGATGTCCTGCGCGAGGACTTCGTACCGGATCGCCTCGAGCAATGACCCCGTCTTCATCTGCGGCAGGGTCTTCTTCACGGTGTTGCCCGTGACTTTGGGCATGGAGCTGTTGGGGACGTTGGTGGCAGCCGACTTCGAGGGCTTCTTCTCGAGTACCCTGCGGATCTCCTCGTTGAGCTCGTCAGACGCCATCTTTCCACCAGGCATCATGTTCCCGTCCAACCCGCCCATGCCTCCACCAAACTGTCGGTTCGGCGGATAGAGCTGGCTCACCATGCTGACGTCACCGGAGCTAACTCCCGTCACGTCGAACAGCTGGGGGCGGAACATCGCCTGGCGCATCCGCTCCTTCGTGAGCGGCAGCATCTTGGCGTCCGAGGTCACCAGGGTGTCCAGCGGGAGCAGCATCTTGTCCTTCACGATGAGGGGGATGCGCACCCGCTGCACGCCGACGAGTGCCTCGGCCTCCGGCTTGGGCTGCACTTCCGTCTTGCTGGACACGTCCACGTGGCCAAAGCCAAAGCCACGTTCCACGTCCACCCGATCCATGTGGACATTGAGCGCGTACTCGCTCACGTACGGAATCTGCTTGTGCACTTCCGACAGAATCTCGGTAGGCCAAGTGTCCGCGTCCTCCGACAGCGTCACGAGTGCAGCGGCGGTTTTAGCGGTGTAGGTACGGCGGCTGTCGAGGAATAGCGGCTTCATTTGTCCCATTATAGTGGTGGGAGGGGGAAAACCCCTCACGCCATCAGTGTGGCCTTAAGCCCCACCCACGCAGTGGGGCTTTTCGTGAAGATCATCACCCCGTAGGTGAGCTCGTGAGCAGCGATAGTGTTCGGACCGTACGACATCCCGTCGGACATGTCACTGTTCAGCATCGCCCCTGCAGAAGACAGTGGGATGTTCTCCCAAGAGGCTACAAGCAGTGGGCCTGCAGAGAGGTCCAGCCCGGCCAGGAATGCAATGGCGGGAAGCTTGATGGCAAGTGCGGCCTGGATGAGGAGCTCGAGCCCGCCGATCTGAAGCGACAGGTTGGCGGCGAGTGACGCACACGCGCTGAGCTGTGCAGACGCTTCTATTGAGATGGTTGGTATGCCCAGGGATAGCGCCAGTGAAATCTGGGCTGCCAACGAAGCTGTGGCAGACAGAGCCAGCATGAACCCTGCCAACGGGTTGGAGATGCCGATGGAGATGTCTATGGACGCGCTCAGAGCCGCGCTGAGCTGCGCCGACAGGTTGGCCTGCAGCGCTCCGATGCCCAGCGACCCGAACAAGGACAGGTCCAACTGAAACAACAGTGGGTTCAGCAACCCGACAGCTGCGAACAGGCCGATGTTGATGCCGCCAATCGGCCCGCCGAACACAGTTCCGTTGTACGCCATAGCTACACCAACACGTTGGGGACGCCAGTGACGATGAAGCCGTCAACCGACAGAGGTATTGGAAGGGTGGGGAGGCCAGCCCCCGTAGCTGGGTGTACCCCTGGAACGGGAGTGCAAGGGAAGATGACTCGCACCATCGCACCCTGGTGGGCTATTGGTTTCCCACCACCACCCAGCTTGATGATCTTCCCCTTGATGTGCGTCAGTGCTCCACCGTCGATGTCCACGCTGTTGGATGCAGTGAGCTCGATGGTGGTGTTGGACTTGATGGTGACCATCCCGTCGGACGACAAAGCTAGGCGCTTCTTTCCGTAGACGGTTAGGTCCTCTTTCGTTCCGAGGATCGCGTTGCCCTTCTCGTCCACCGTGAACCTGTACGTGACCTTCTTCACGTCGTGGAAGGCACCCGTGTCCGCATCCACTCCCTGCGGGGCTACAACAACCTCGTATACAACCTGCCCCAAGGAGGCACCGCCGTTCAGCTCCGTAGCCGCGGAGTCCATCACCTTGCCGCACTTGATGCGCACGTCCGCGAACTTGTCGTCCGCGAAGATGCGGAAGCTCTGGAAGTACTCCGTGGCCGACTTCCCGTCCGACTTGCTGGGGAGGATGCCCCAGTACTCCGTGCCGCCCTGGGTGTGGTGGTAGTAGTTGTCCGAGATGTCCACCATGGTGTTGGATAGGGGGATGAACAGTCGTTGTGTCAGCTCAGAGCTCCCGATCTGAAGCACGCCACCCCGATGCAGTACGACGAAGTTCCCATCCCGTCCCTGCATCCGGATGTCCCCTGGCTTCGCTCGCTGCCTTCCACCAGCGAAAGATGCACCGGACGTCTTGCTGTTCGGGTCGCTGTGCGATGTGGTCCCCGCGGGAGCATCCGCGGTAGCCAGGTCCACATTCTCGAACGCCATCAGGAAGTAGGCCACGTGCGGCGGCGAGGAGTCACCGGGGATGCACACCACGCACTTGGCGTTCACCTCCGGCGTTGCGTAGATGCCCTCCCCGTTGTTGTGGTGAAGGTACGGGGAGCCGACCTGGATGTGCGCGTACCTCTTGCGATCGAAGGACGTGTACACGTCTACGGTCCACGTCACGTAGTTCACGTTGACGATCTTCCCCTCCACGAACACAGCGGGCACGGTCCCTTGCTTAGCTGTGAACGAGGTGCGGAATCTGGACTTCCCACCTTCAACGGCAGACATCAGTAGTGGTGCTCCTTCACGTCGGCCAGGTGTCGTCTGCCAGGGAGGTTCGAGTGAGCCTTGTTGAGGCCGAACTCAGCGCCGTACGCCAGACCAGGAATCGGATGTGCTCCGTGCAGGTGGGAAACCGCACCTTCCGCTGCAGCATTCACTAGTGTGTTCCGTAGGCCCATGTGCTGGAGCTTTGCCATCCAGTCCTCCTGGATGGCCTGCGGCATTGTGCTGACACCACGAAGAACGGGGGTGTGCTCCACGGGCTGACGACCAGCTGCGAGAAGCTGCTTGTTCAGCGCGTGCACGGAGGAGGCCGGCTTGAACTCTCCACGGAGGATGCCGCTCGCATCCCCAGGCTCCACCACCTTCGTCAGGTTGGACATGTTCCGCACGACCACCTCCACATGCTTCCGCAGGATACCTTCTCCCTTGTACAGCTTGAACACCTCATCAGCTAGGTGATTCTGCACTCGCTCCATACTGCCGGTAGCTTCGTACAAGTGGTGGGGGTTCACTACCGTGCGGGCCGGGTCCGATAGGTGATCGCCCGCTGCAACGTGCTGACCCACCTTCAGCCCAGACCAATCGCTGGGTCCGTGTGGCTCGTGCAACGGATGCCCCGCAGGGTCCTTGCCTACGAAGTGGCTCTTCCCAGCAACGACAACATGCACACCAGTAGGGGTGTGCTTGATCTCTTCCACCTTCCCAGCCCTCATGGCGAGGGTGGCGCTGTACGGGATGTTCTCCGGGAGTCCGGTGAGTTGGTTCAGCCTGTCGAACGCACCTAGCGTCTTCGACCCGCCACCGACAACCGCCACTCCGCCAGTATTGTGTGTCCAGAACCCGTTCACGAACAAGGTCCCGGTCTCCGTCTCTAGGTCGTAGACGTAAGGGGGCGAGGCGAAGTACACGGGGCGCACGTAATCCACTACGGCGGGAAAGCGCTCGTCGTGGGCCAGTGGTTTCGCGCTGATGTCCTGAAGCTTGACGCTCGAGGATAGAGCCGCCTTTACGGCAGCTGTCGCAACGAAGGAAACAGCGTACCCCTGGTGGCGGGTCAGCCTCCGCTTAGGTGTCAGTATAACTCTGGCATGGATGCCAGCACTGCGCAGGATCCAGTGGACCTGCTGCGCCAAAAGGAGACTGGTAGTGTCGATGCGGCAGGTCTTCCACGCGGAATCGTCACTGGTAACGAACGTCCCATCGCCATCGAAGACACCTGCCACAAAGTCCAGGAGCCATTGACGGGGTAGACCGCTCCACCCCCCTCGCAGGCCCTTGTCCCGTGAGTACCTACCGAAGGACTCCCTGAAGAATAGTGCGCGGTCCCTTCCGTATAGCTGGTACCCCCTTCGGTGAGCTCCCAGCTTAACGTCCCCGTACTGCGCCGCCAGCTCTTGGCCGATCCGCACGTACACAGGTCCGCCGATATTCTGGGAGATAGACACACCCACCACATAGTCATCGTTCTTCACCTGGGTCTGCGTACACCCCTCCGCGCAAAAGATGCCAGCCAGCCAGCCGTTGGCTAGCGGGGCGATGGACTCTGTTGGTGCAGGGCCCACGCTTAGGAGAGCCGCGTGGGACTTGTCAGACAGTTCACTGGGCTCAACCATGAAAAAGTCGGTCCCGATCTCAGGCTCGCCGCCCCACGACCGTCTGCACTTTCGACAGTAGTACTGACGCCCACCGTTGTCCCGCTTAGGGTATGTCCCGCAGTCACCGCACACCGCGGTGTTTTCCGTCAGCATGTGCGGGTGGTTATCCTGACTGACGATACCAAACCCAGCACGGGACCTGGTGAACACCATCGCCGTGCCTGCCTGTTGAACGTGCCTACGTGCCGACTTGACTTTGACCCAGCCGTCCTTGTCCCATACCTCGAGATCGTCAACGAGGCGTGTCTCCTCCCCGTCCTCCGTACTGCCCTTGGGTAGCTCATGGAACACTGACCCGAGCGTTGTGTGAAACACACGCTCTCGCTGACGAACGAGCACCACTGAGTGCTCGTGCATACAGTGAAAAGCCTTGAGCATCAGCTGCACAGCGCGCTCTCCGACCGCTTGTGCTGCATGGACTCCGATGTTGGCACCGATTGGGTGAGGCTGCCCGCTAGAGGACAGCCCAGCGCACTTCTGGCAGATACCTTCACCGTGCTCGCACCGCATGGGGGAACGAACCAACAGTTTGGCGGTGTGGTCCGCGGCTCGGATCTGCCCTACGGTGCGTGGGTTGAGCATCGTCCCAGCCGGAAGGCTGAGCTTGTCCGTGTGATAATCGGCGGCGAGCACACGGTCGTGCACGTCGTCGTCCGCCACTGGAAGCAACACACCCCTCTTGGTGCCGCAGTCGTGAGACGACACAAGCGTGTCCACTGACGACTGCATCAACAGCTTGGAGAGGTACCCGGGGTCCTGCACCGCCTGCACCTTCTGCACGGAGCCGCTTCGAGCTCCGTGCATCTGGGTCCAGTAGCCGGACACGTCCAGTCCCTCAGAGTAGCTTCTCGTGACTGGAGTGGGGATGGTCCTGCCCGTCGAGTCCTTCAGCAACATCGGCGCGAACACGAGCTGCTTGTACTGATCCCAGCCAGGCTTCACCCCGGCCTTGAACATGGTGTGCAGGTTTGAGCCGTGCAGTGGGTCGACATGCACCACACTGGCCTTCATCGCGGTCTCTGCCGTCTGGTACCTGTCCACCACCCTGGCGTCCGCCGCCGCCGTATGCCCGTCGGTCTTCCTGATCTTGGCTACGTCCGAGTGAGCTGTTGCCAGCAACCCATCCCGAACGGAAGAGTGGGTCTGAAGGTCCTTCAGCGACAGAGAGTGGGCGCCAACAGGGATGTACACTTCCTTCCCCTGCGGCATGCCGGGAACGGGGATCACCCCGAACGAGGCGTGGTACCCCACGTCCTTGATCATGTTCACCGACTTGTCGAAGTCGGCGTGGTGATCCTTGCCGAGGCGTGTCAGCAGAGCGTCCAGCGCCTTGGCGTCGAGCGGCTTGTGGATGTCGTGGAGGACGTCGCCCTGCAGCGCCTGCGGAAGAGTCATGGAAAGCAGGACCCTGCCCGCAGTGGTCTTCTTCCCATCGACGGTCACGATGTCGTTCACGGTGATGGACTTGTCCCTCGCTGCCGCGACTACGTGGCCGTGGCTGCTGAACTCCTTGCCGGTGTCTTTCCCTGGCAGGCTGGTCTTGTAGATGCCGAGAGCGGAACCGAGCGTGGGCACGTACATAAGCCGGTTGCTGGCCTCCGAGAAGAGGTTGTTCGTCGGCTTCATGCGGTGCACTTCGGAGATGGCATCCTTGGAGATGGGCACGTACGCCCGCATGACGTCACCGTCGAAGTCGGCCGTGAACCCGCCGCACACCAGCGGGTGTAGCTTGATGGCATTACCGGTGGTGAGCTTCACGTCGAAGCCCTGGATGGAGTACTTGTGGAGAGACGGGTCGCGCTTCAACAACGTGGGACGCTCTTCTACTACCTTCTGCAGGGCTGCAAAGGAGGCTGGCCCGCGCAGGGCAAGAACCTTCTGCGCCTCAAGCGGGTTGCTGGCGTGCCCCATCTCCTGGAGCTTCCGCACGACGAACGGGCGGAACAAGTCCAGTGCTGCCTCCCGCGGGAAGCCAACCTCGTTTAGGCCCAGGTTCGGCTCCGGGATAACGACAGCTGCCATCGACAGGTCCTGCCGCTTCTGCGTGATCCTCTTCTGAAACATTCCGCTATTACCAGACACGGACACAACTCCGTTACGGCGTACCACAACCGTACCGTTCGGGACGGTTGGCCCGTACACATGACCGTCGAAGTGGACCACTTGCACCCGCAAGTGCTCGCCAAAGCTTGTGTCCCGGAAGCCCAGCACGGATGCGCGGTACAGCTGGTGGTGGTGTTCCTTCTGCTTCTTTACTGGCTTAGGGGCGGACACACGCAGCCCGACCTTCAGGGCCAGGTGCTGTAGGTCGTCCATCAGCTGTAGGCTGGATGTCGCGAATCTCCCCCCATCACGGCTGGACCTGTTGTACGTACGGCGATGGCGTTTCTCCAGCTTAGCTGGGGATGGCGTATCGCCGTCACCGGCCAGGTACCCCTTCAGCAGGGCGAGCAGCAGGGTGGAGTCCCACGACAGGATCTCACTGGACAAGAACTTACTCTCTGCACTGGAGCCGACATTGGTGCGGAGCCACTCCTGCAACTCTGGGTTCTGCATCCACCAGTAGACCACCCTACCCGTGGTTGCCGTCTTCTTTACGTACTCCGCCCTTTTGAAGGGGATACCCAGCCTGTCGATCCAGCCGTCGATCTCCTGGACCCCCCTCAAGGTGGATTGGGGTAGGTACACGTGTGAGGTGTGAGCTAGCCAGCCCTCGGCCAGCCACCATCCCACGAAGTGGGCGAACACCTCGGGGTCTGGCACCACGCCACAGAAGCTGTAGGACGGGCGAACACCGCTCCACCTCGCTGGGGCTGTCATGATGCGGGACCGGTTCATGGGGCCAAGCAACGCCGTCGAGGGTGTGAGCTTCCACTCCCCGTACGTCCGCTTGTTCTTTTTGTACCCTACCCTGGACATGACGTGGTTGTGGTTGGGAGTGACGAGCAAGTCTATGGCTGCTCCAGCCAGGTAGTGCATTGACCCTACGTACCGGGAAATATGGAATTCAGACGGGCTCTGCCACTCGAACTCATCGGTGGCCAGATTGACGGTGGCCAACGTGGAGGTGCCGTCGTACTTCGCCAACGGCACCCACCCAGCTGGAGTCAGCACCTCTGTTACGCCATCGAAGCACTTCGGTTGAGCTCCAGCGATAGTGTGGAGCAAGCCCTTGTGCTTCGCGTCCGCGAACGGGATGCCGTAACCGGAGATGCCGGCGATGCGCTTGTACAAGTCGACGCGCAGCTTCGACTGCTCCTCCGGAGCGTGACGCAACTGGGGGTCACTCAGCTTGGTGTTCACGATGCCGGCAGACTTGTAGAGCTCGTTGATGTCGGCGTAGTCGATGTTCTTCCCATCGTTGAGGATGGACGCAGGACGAAGTGCAGGCGGGATCACCGCGATGTTCTTCATCACGTACGCCTCGTCAGCCGTCGTGCCAGTGACAGCGAGTGTATTGAGGTACTTCACCCGCTTGAGGCACTCATCCACCTTGGATGGCGATGCTGCAGAGAGCTTGGCCTTTGCAGCCTCGAGCTCCTTTGATACGTCGATCTTCTTGAGCAGGTGCTCGATGGCATGGCCGCCACGGTGCGGGCCTGCAATGCCGGCGACCACCTTCCCGTCCGACGTGACGCTGTGGGTCCCGCCGAGAAGGCCGTCGAACTGAGCGCCCGACAACCCGGTGAGAGACTTGATGGGCCCCTCGAAGATGGGGTTCGGCATCGGCTCCGCGAGCGGGAACCGAGACCACCGCTTACCATTGTGACCACCAGTGAGCGTCGGGTCGAACAGCCCACCAGCCTTGGGGACCATCTCCCCGCTGTGCTTGTCCACTCGCGCGTTGAGCAGCTCGCCAGGCTTCGTGATGACACGAGAACCCGCCAACTCGAGCACATGCTTGTCAGTGAGCGGGGTCACGAACACCTCGTGCCCCTTCTTCTCCACGTTGATGCCGGAGCCTCGGAGCATCTCCTCGAACTTGTGGAAGGCGAAGGACTTCTTGGGGGTCGGGATCGGGGAGCCAGTCTGGATTGCGTTCCAGATGTCGAGGTGCGCAGAGTTCCAGCGCTTCCTCTCGTCCGTCTCGGAGTCAGCTCCCTCGCCCTTGAGCGCCTGGAACTCCCGCAGGTTGTGTACGGAGCCGTGCGCCAACATCGCGTACGTGCCCAGTGAGCCCAGCCGCTGCCCGCTCTTCGGCTGCAGGTTGTTGTCGTACGTGTCCCCGCCTTGCACACCGGGAAGGCCCATGCCCGACGTCACACTGAGCTTCTTGTCTGACTGGTGCACGAGCTTGAGCACGTGCTGGTACCCCGTCATGACCTGCCCGAGGGAG